TACCTATAAAGAAGTCTTAATACGCAACATTTGACTTGTGTCTTGAACCCCGTCTTGGGTATCCCTGTACACATCACCCAATCTTAAGTTGGGCAAATCTGCTTCTGTTGGAAGCGTTGTTAAGTTAATGTTTAACCGCGCAATGTTAATTGGTTGAATAGCGTTTAAACGTTGAAAGAACAAATTTAACACATTCAACATTTGACCCATGTAGGCAGCGTCATACTCTGGCGGTGGAGCCGGTAGGCGCGGTGGAGCTTCTTGCATAAAACTCATGAGTTGCCCCTTCTACCGTCTTGTTTGATGTCAATACGAGGTGCACCCAACTGCCATGTAGTCCCAACAAGGGTGGATTCCATTTGGAATATTAACTGCCTGCCACGGACACGGATATACACCTGTCCCGTAAACTCTTCAATGGGGGCGGTTGCAATACGCTGAATAGATGCGTTGCTTGTCCCTGCGGTTGATCGTGGATCAGTTGCGCCTGAACCTGAGTTCTCAAACGGGATCAACGTCATCGTACACTGAGGCGTAGCGCCGGTAGAGCCACGGAATGTCAAGTCAGGCAGGACACGCCAAATAAAACCAAAGTTATGACCATCGTCAATGTCAAACTCAGAGGAGCTAATCAAGGCTGGGATAGCTGTAGTTGTGGCTGTAGAGTTATCGTCCACGCCAAGCTCATGGTTAACCAAGTTATTGATGTACGTTGCAGCTAGAGGATTATTACGCAAACCTGAATCAAGCCACGCAGAACGCTCCATAGAACCGTAATACCAGATGTCTTCAAGGTAGTTATAGACCACATACTTGTCCACAGTATTGCTACCAGCAGAGCAATAGAACCACCAAGCTTCATTAAAGCCTTCGTTAGTGCCTGCAAACACTTGAGATGCCTGCGTCAAGTTAATGTCGCTAAAGATGTACTGACGGAGATCGCAACGCAGAGTCTGCACACGTCCATCGTATTTGTAGAACTTGTCTACGCCCATCCAATAAACCACGCCAGAAGCCAAACAGACTGCGTTCGGGCCAATGATTGATACGTTATCGCCTAGCAACTGAGAAGCCCAAACCACGGGTGGGCCTACGTATTGAAGCGAATAGATGGCAGAGTCCGTAAATACCACGATCTCTTGACGGGCTTGGATGGAGGTAACAATCTCCGAGCCATGAGACAACTGCAAGCTACCCGCTTGGTTTGTAGGCGCAGGAGTCCAAACAAGGAAGTTTTCTTGATCCGACCAGCGAATCAACATAGGGTTTAAGGTGGATGAACTGTAGTCATCGCAACCAAACGCAAATACAAAGCGGCTTGCATCAGACACAAATGTAGACAGAACAACCAAAGGTACATCTGCGTCTGCGCCCATAATGCTAGACACCAGAACACCACGAGTGTTTAAACCGTTTGTTTGATCCCAATAGTACAAACCACCACCACGAGGGGCAAAGATTAAGTCTTCCCCAAAGTTGGATTGGCTCCATAAGCGAATAGACGATGTAGATGCACCGCCTGTACCCCAAAGGCCAGCACCCCAAGGGCCAGCGCCCCAGCCGGTTAGTGGAACTGCGTACTCAGGGCCAACGTTAAGTTGATAGGCCGCAACAACGGAAGCACCGCCACCGGGAGAGCCTGCAATAGCTGTAGCGTTTGGCGTGACTGAAATAACAATGGTATAGGTGTTGGCATTAACAACCGTGACTTCAAACTCTTGGTTTAAAACCGCCGCTGTAACGTTGGTTCCGCCAGCGCCAATATCCGTTGCTCCGCTAAAGGTTACAAAGTCTCCCGTCACGCAGCCATGAGCCGTGTCCGTGACCGTGACTGTAGTAGATGCCGTCAGCGCAAACGGGTTGTTATTGATGGTAGGTGCAGGAACTACACGCAGTGGTGTGATGTCGTTGTATGACCCGCCGTTCTCTATGTAGAACTTTAAGTTAGTGCCCACTCCTACAAGGTTAGCACCACCAAGGGTTACCCAATTCCACAATGAGCGGCATACACCCTCGTAAAACTCGTCGGATATGCGAACCCATCCGCCAATCTTTTCAGGGGTTCCTGCGCGGAAACGAACTTTCTCTGACTCATACCATCCGCCAGCCGCATTTGTGCCGGAATTTACAGACCCTAAAGCCTCGGATGCGTACCGTGTGTTTTCGCGGTTAACCCCCGGCCTAAATAGAATCTTTTTTAACGGCATTGGCTGTCCTAGGATAAAAACACGGCTCGTTCGTCGATGCGACGTTTTTGCAGCCCTTTGAGAATTTTACCCCCCGCCATGCAATACTTCAAGAGTTCTTCTGCTGCTCCCTCCATATCACCACGCAGCACCTTTTGACGCATGGTTGAACGCTGGAGCGTACCTAGCCCAACATTGAATGAAAATGATACAAGTGCGTCAAACTGTCCTTGAGTAAGAGGAACAGGACAATAGGTAGCCACGCCTCGCTCAAACCTAGCAAGATCGGCCTTAAGTATTTCATTGACTTCCTCCATGCTGTGCTTACGCATAGACTCTGCGGGTGGTGTAAACGCATCCCGCTGGTCTATCTTGAGCTTGCCCTGCTCCGGAAACATGACGTGCCCAACGCCCACAGTCCACAATTTTGCTGGGCATTTATACGGATTCTGCCTGACCCCCTCGTGGTGGCGGATCATGTGCAGGCACTTCTCTGAGATGTTCATTTACCAAACGCCCGACCACCAAAGTGGAAAGCAATGATAGAAGCAAACAGGGCTTGGGTGTCAGAGTCCCACAGCATCTCGGCTAATTCTACAAACGTAGCGCCGCTGTGCCAGCCGTAGGCAAACAGACCAACGTCCACAAACAAAAGCAGGAAGAAGAAACCGTAGGTAATGACGGGGCGAACGCTGGCACGAAGGTTCTTCATCCAAAGGGATGTACCCTCGTTTAAACTTGTGTCATGGGCATAGATGGCTTGCATCTCAGCTTGTTGCGCCCCAATCAAGACTTGCGCCGTGTTAGCTGCGCTCTCTGTTGCCAACTGTTCTGACCGGATATGCTCAATGCGCTCTTGAGCTTCAAAGCCTGCTTTACGCAGTTCTAGTTCCCGCTCAATCTGTAGCCGAGCCAAAGCAATCTCATGGAGTTTGTCGGCCTTGTCTTGGAAGAAGTCCAAAAGCTTGGGTAGGCCACCCATTAAAAACGAGATCAGGGTTGAAAGAAGTGTTAGCATTTGCCATCCTTTTTAGAGTCTTCATTCTGCATGAGTTTGATACCAGACAGGAACCCAATCATGCCGCCGATAAGAGTAGAAAAAGCGGGTGAAATCATCTTGAAAATTTCTGCGTTGTCCACTTCCTTGGCCCAAAGACCCAACATAAAGGCGACCACCATAGCCAATACGGAGATACACAGGGTCGTGCTTACCATTAGCGTGACGTACAGCGTCAGTTTTTCCTTGGTGTCCGGCACATGCTGTGGCGGCTTTCTGAGTATCGGCTTCTTGGTCATACGTATTTGTCAAAATGTTTTGTGCTGTTAAATATTTCCAACTCAATCGTGTTTTGTCTTGCCCGTTTGTTGTACAACTCAATCTCAAGTGCGTCAACTGCTTTGTTTATCTTTTCATACTCAACAGCCAGCTTGTACTCATACTCCAGCCGTTCCGCCCTACGCTCTGAAGCTATTGCCCGAACATCGTATGGAGAGGGGAACACAAACGGAAACCATTTGCGAAGCTGAATCATTTCTTTTCACGTTTAATCGCTTCTTCATAACCACGCAAAATTAAAGATCGGGCTTCTGCCGAATCTGCTGTACCCGCCCACATAGGCAGGTTGTTCCAAATCACTACATAGTCTTCTGGCTTGCAATACTGTGCATTGTTTTTTAACCACGCAACCATTTGTTGATGGCGTTCGGATGGGTTGTGAATTGTGTAGCCAATTCCATAGAACTCGCGCACATGGCAGCCATTCTTGGCTACGGCCCCAACTAGCCCCAACAGCAGTAACAGTATGAGCCAACGCATTCATCACACCAAAGTCCATGCAATTATGTACGTGCCAAAAATGACGAAGGCCACCATACAGGCTGCGGCAATGAATGCTTCAGCCCAATCTCTCATGATTAAGCTACGACGCGCTGAGACCAAGATTTTTTTATAAAAGAAAGAGATCTCAGCGCATTAATACTTCCACCATCGTATAAAGACCATGTAATAGGAGTATTATTTGAGCTTACAACTGTGCTATTAGCCGACCATGCAATAAATACGGAACCTGTATAAATAACACCGACTATGTTGCCTGACACCCCAGTAGCCGCCGCTGTCCATGACGTTCCATTAGTTGAATAATAAACGCTAGTGCCATTAACGTATACCATGTAACCATTACCTACACAACCTCTAACACCTTGACTAGATGGCGATACAGTAGGATTATTTTGCGCCCACCCAGAAGTTATATTGCCAGATACGTTGTATGCAATTTTTTGTGTGTTTGTAAGCGGCGCAAATATTTTGCCATTTTCTTCAAAAATAACAGGAGCCAATTCGTTAATACCCATTGTTAACTGAAGCGTAAATGATGTACCTCCAGCGGGGCAAGTGTAAATATAAGAAGCGACTGCATCATTATCAGCAAAATGAGTCACAAGTCCAGAAGCCCCGGTAGTTGACATTTTACAATATGCAAGAGCGCCGGTTGAGAATGACCCTCCCCCCGTGCGTAATACAACAATAGTCCAATTTCCGGTTAAATTATTTGTACTTGTAAGACTTGAATACGCCACATTACAAGAATTACTACTAGTGTTTGCGTATAGGAAAAAAAATCGCCCATTAGATTCATCAACTGCTAGTGCAGCCGCGCCAGCGCCAGAGCTAGTATTTACAAAACTCGCAGAAATTCCTATAGCAGATGCAAGGTCTGGAATTACTTGAGACCAATCAAGACCGTTGGTTGAAGAAAATATGCCATTCGTTGTATTGTTGTTTGAAAGCATTATGACAAACCATCTACTGTAATAGCTTGACCAAAATGGTGCGCCTAGTGTTCGGTACTGTCCAGCGCCGTTAGTGTAAACCCCCAAAAAATTGTTAACAGATACGTTGCCAGCCGCTAAGTTACTTATGGTAGTAGCTACTGCACCGTACTCGTTTACTGATCTACCAACCACGCTGTATCGCGCTGTAGCGCCGGGCGGCGAAACGGCGGCTGAAGTTTGAATAGTTGCGTCGGGGAACTGTACGCCCGTTGATACAAGGGATGTTGCCATTTAAATGCTCCTATTAAGGTGTACCGTTACTGTTAATATCGCTCAGTGTTGTAAATACACCAGCACTTGTCATTGACGCAATTGTAGTAGCGCCATATTTAAAAACCAAGACCCCGCCAACTTCAGAGATACTAAAGTTTGTTGTTTGCAACAAAGGGGCAGATACTGCGATGCCGTTAATGTTTCCCGTGCCGCCGTTAGCAGTGGGTAGTGCGCCACTTAATGTGATGTTTGGTGTTGAACCGCCAGAAGAAGCCAAAGGAGCCGAGGCTGTGACTGAACTTACAGCACCCGAACCCCCAGCACCAATTGCTGTACGAAAATCTGAGGCGCTCAAAGCTGAGACGGTATTGTCTGCATTAAATCGTGGAAATGTAACTGCGCTTGGGTTTGTGATGGTAAAGAGATTGCCGCCCAACGTAGTTGCACCAAGGTTGGTACGTGCGCCAGAAGCTGAAGAAGCTCCTGTACCGCCTTCAGTAATTGCCAAGTCTGTGCCAAGTGTTAGGGAAGACATATAGTTGATTGCGTCAACTACGTCTGTACCATTGTTATAGACCACGCAGGCTTTACCAGCAGGGATTGCCACGCCTGTTAGACCGCTCACCTTAACTGTGACGGCAAAGCCGCCAACAGAGTTATTTAGGATAATGTACGGCTTCTGAATTGCGGGAACATTAAGGGTTGCCGCACCTGTCAGCGTAGCTGTAATGTTTAAACATGCAGCACGGGCATCTTGCGCGGCATTGCTATTATTTAGCGTTAGTGTGCAAATGTTAGTAGAGAAATCCGCTGAGTCCAGCGTAGCCATACCCACAATAGCCTGCTCAATTGCAGTGCCTACGTTAGTGTTAACAATTGGCCCCCATGTGCCGTCATTGCCGCCGACCTCAATAATCTCAAACTTTAGGTTGGAATACGTGTTTGACATTTTTAACCCTTAATCAGTGTGGCGACCAGCGCCTCAAGTTTGGCGATGCGCTCTTCGTGTTCTGCATTTGCAGCCAGAGCCAAGGCACTGAGTTTCTCGTAGTCTACCGCCAATGAACCGTCTGGTCGAGTGCGAACTGCAACAGGGAATTTAGCTAAAACGTCTTGGGCAATAACACCAAAGTCAGCCTTGACAATAAAGTAGCCGTCTTCGCCGCCGTGCTCTTCAAGATACTCGGCCTTCCAATCAAACAACTTACCACCAATAGCCGCCGCCGTAGCTGCTGCGTTGGGGATGTTACGCACGTTCTCTTTAAATTTAATGTCAGAAGAGTAGAACGCAGTCACGTTGTTAGTGGCACGAATCTCACCGGCTGTACCAGAACCCGCTGTACCAACACCCAAAGAGTTAACTTGATAGTTGTTGCCGGTGTTTAAAGCATTAGCTGTTGTAGCAGTGGTCGCAGTAGTTGCAGATGTCGCACTTGTGGCTGACGTAGCCGTAGACGCATTACCAGACAAGGAAGCGGTAATCGTACCAGCAGAGAAGTTACCTGACGCATCCCGCGCCACGATTGCGGATACCGTGTTTGCACTTGTTGCGTTTGAGGTAACAGTAAATGTACTTGAGGTTGATTGGTTAGCAGTAAACGTGGCAGAACCAGACAGACCTGTGCCGGACACAGCCATTGTTAATGTGCCGTTGTTAGCCGCTGCCGTAGCCGCAACCCATGAAGGTGCTGACGCACCGTTAGATTGAAGCACTTGCC